CAAGTATTTTGGAAGATGCTAAAAAGAAAAATGTAGAGATATTAAATATTTGCCCTGATAGTGAAATTGTATCTTTTAGAAAATTGACATTAAAAGAGTTCTTACAGGAAAATCCTTCATATGTTGTAAATAAAGTAGAACATATGGAAAATGTAATGATATGAATGTAATAAAATTACAGGGGGGATTAGGTAATCAGCTATTTCAATATGCTTTTGGTATGGCTAAAGAAGAGTATGGCCTTAAAGTTTATTATGATGATACGTGGTATGAGAGGAATAAAAATTTAGAGTGGCCTAGACCATATCGATTAGATAAGTATGATATTAATGTAAAAATTAAAAACAGAACTAGACTTTTAAAAATATACGATAGGAAGAATGATGCTAATAGGAGAGTTATCGTTTTGGATGGCTGTTATTTTGATGGTTATTGGCAATATATAAAATTTTACAATAAGATTTTACCTATTTTAAGAAATAAATTTTGTGTTGAGAGAAAATGGTATACTGATGATTTCTTACAATATGTAGAAATGATTACTTCCGAAGAATCAGTTTCAGTGCATATTAGAAGAGGTGATTACGCTCAACCACACAAATTAGATGCCTTGACACCATTGCCTTTGCAGTATTATTATAATGCCTTAAAACTAATTGATAAAGGAAGTATCTTTATATTTAGTGACGAAATAGAATGGTGCAAGGAACATTTTAATCAGGAAAATTTTGATAGAAAAATAACTTTTGTTAGTTTGGAAGATTATTTGGATTTAGAATTAATGAAGTTATGCACTCATAATATAATTTCTCACAGTACTTTTAGTTGGTGGGCAGCTTATTTAAATAATAATGAAAGTAAAAAGGTAGTAGCCCCTTCTCATTGGATTATTTCAAAAAAGAAATGGAGTACTTATGATGATTCAGTACATTACCCAAAAGAATGGATAAAAATCTAATGTATGCTATTTACTAATTTTGAAAAATATTTAAAGGAATGTAGGGGGGCTATTCATGTAGGGGCACATGAAGGACAGGAAAGATTTTGGTATGTTCGAAAGGGATTTGAAAAGGTTATTTATTTTGAACCTAATAACGAATTGTTTGATAGATTAGTAAAGAATATTTCTGTTTTTTGTGGGCATTATGCCTATAATGCAGGTGTGCATGATATTTTAAAAAGTGCAACTTTGAATATTTCCAATAATGACGGACAAAGTTCTTCAATTCTCACGCTTCATTTACATAAACTGTACCATCCTAATGTTTATTATGTAGGTGAACAAAAAATAAAAATGGTACGTTTAGATGAACTTTTTGATTCGGGTGAAAGACAAATTGAAGATTTTAATTTTCTCAATATAGATGTTCAAGGTGTAGAATTGAGTGTAATTAAAAGTATGGGGAAATACCTTGATAAAATTGATTACATTTATACTGAAGTAAACGAAGATGAATTATATAAGGGGTGCTGTTTAGTAACTGAAATTGACGAATATTTAAAATTGTATGATTTTGTTCGTATGGCTACTAAAATGACTAAAAACAAATGGGGGGATTCTTTTTACATTAAACGAAAATTAGTATGAAATTCTCATTAGCTATACCTACTTTTAATCGGCCTGATTTAACAATGGAATCATTCGCTAAGGTGTTATCGAATGAATGTATTGATGAGATTGTTATTTTGGATGATTGTTCTACAATAGAAAATTATTCGAAACTATTTGAAAGTATCATATATGATACTGGTTTGGATGTGCGAAAAATAAAAATTTACAGAAATTCATCCAATTTAGGGCCTCTTCGTAATAAGTATGAAGTTGTAAAGAAATGCAATAATGAATATGTGATTCTTCTCGATTCTGATAATATAATTGATGAAAACTATGTGAAATGTTTTGGCCAACTTCATTTTTTTGATAAGAATGTGTTGTATTGCCCTGAAAAACTAATGAGTTTGGATGGAAAGGTGCAATGGGATTATAGCGAATTTTGTCATTTAGATATTGATCACACCAACGCAAAGAATTATTTAGACGTTGGAAGTTTTGAAGCTTGTTTAAATACTGGTAATTATTTGGTAAACAGAGCTATGTATTTACAAGTATACGAATCGTATGATAAAGACAACCTACTTAGTTATAATGATGCTATGTATTTTTCTTGTTTATGGTTATTATATGGAAATATGATTAAAATAGTTCCAGGGTTATACTATACGCATAGGTTACATAGTGGAAGTTGGTATAAACAAAATAATGACAAATGCAAACAGGCAACAAAAATATTAAGAAACTTTATTAATTCGTTTTGATTATGATTGATTTTATAACTGGTGAAAAATTCAAAACAATTGCTGATTTTACGTATTCCCCTAAACAGAAAATGAGGGATGATTATGATAATTTGCAAAATACAATGGAATTGTCAAATTTAAAAGATAGAAATATTGTATATACACATATTTCATATGCCCCTAAATTGCTTAATTTAATAGCACATTTAAAAGGACAATTTATTTTGATTACACATAGTTGTGATTGTAGAATTGAAGACAAGAGCATTATTCGTCCAAATGGGAGGGGGGAAGTTGAATCCGTGACACCTTATGTATTGCCAGATAATTTAATTAAATGGTACACCAAAAATGTGAATTGTATACATCCTAAAATTGAATCAATTCCTATTGGTTTGGAAAATAGCATGTGGTTTCCAGATGTGCGCAAGAAAGAAAAAATACTTCAAAGTTCTTTAATATCCACTAAACCACCACTTCGTAATTTGGTTTATTTGAATGTGAATCGCGACACGAACATGGAACGACTTAAATTATATAGCATGTTTCGTGATAAAACATGGGTAACGTGTGAAAATGGGGTGAATGGTAGGGATTTTGATCGTTACCTTGATAATTTGCAAAGACATCGATTTGTGTTTAGCCCCCAGGGGAATGGCATGGATACGCATAGAACTTGGGAATGCCTTTATGTGAAAACGATACCTATTGAAAAGAGGAATTTAAACAATAGATTTTATACTGATTTGCCTATTTGTTTTGTTGATGATTGGAGTCAAGTAACTTATGAATTTTTACTATCTGAATATACTAGAATTTGGAAAGAAAATTGGGATTACAGTAAATTGACTTTTGAATATTGGAAAAATAAAATATTGAATACATGAAGTATTTGCTTTGCATAGCAGATTACAAGGATGATAGACAAGATCATTTTTTAAACTATCATTCACCCCGCAATAAAATGTATTGTGAATATCATGATTTTGAATATATTGAAATTTTGGATATTAAAAATCAAGTCACATTTCATAGAGGAATTGTATGGGATAGATTTTTTTTAATTCGAGATTGGATATTAGGTGGAAAAATAAAAGAAGGTGATATAATTTCTATGATTGACGCTGATATTTGTATTGTAAATGGTGCACAATCATTCGAACCACACGGAGGAAAAAGTTTTGCTTATGCGATTGATTCATGTAATACACATTGTATGGGGGCCGTTTCTATACGAGTCAGTAATTGGTCAAAAGAAATGTTAAATTATTTACTTAGTGAAAGTAGATATGATAAGTTTAAAAACAACCCATTTTGGAAAGTGTTTCATGAGCAAGCTTCGTGGTATTCATTGGCTGGCATAGATGATGTTTTTGCCGATCCGAAACAGAAAAGTTGGATGAATTTTGACCATAAAGGTTGGTGTTCTACTGGTAAAAATCAACCTGTTTATTCTATTGAGGATTTAGAAAAGAATGTAGATATATTACCAGTAGAATGGAATGTTACTTCGTGGCATGATACTAATCAATTTTATAAAATACCCACCACATCTGGTAAAGTGGAGGATGTAATTTTTAGACATTTTGCAGGGAGTAAAAAATGGGATAGTACTTGGTCATTGGTAAAAATGATGCAATGAGTAATTTAATTGATATATACTTTGAAAAAAAGCATACTACAGATAAGTATGGGGAAAATAATCATACTTATCTTTCATTATATAATGTTTTATTCTCAAGATTTAGAGAAAAGAAAATTAAAATATTGGAAATAGGGGTATATCAAGGGGATTCGTTAAATTTGTGGGCTGAATATTTTAGTAATTCTATTATTTATGGAATTGATTGTGATTTGAGGCAAGTGAATGTTCCATTATATAGTAATATACATGCAATACAAGCGAATGCATATAGTTATGTAACTATACAACAATTAACTCAACTAGGTAAATTTGATATTATTATTGATGATGGCTCTCATGTAGTGGGTGAACAAATTTTTGTGGTTAATAATTATTTGAATTTACTTAAAAACGATGGGATTTTAATTATTGAAGATGCTGCATGTTGGATTAAATCTTTGAAAGAAAAGAAACGTATGTTGCAATTGATTATGGAACAATTTCCAAAAGATATTCAGCATTGTGTTTATATTGATGATCGTAGGTATATAAAAGGGAATGATCATGATGTTTTGATTATTTGTGATAAAAATTTATTATGAAAATAAAAGAAATAACTATTTGCTTACATTGTGGTTGCAATATGAAAGTGGTAAATGATCAAATGGATGCTTTAGAAGGTTTAAATGATTATTACAAGGTATATTGGAACAATCGTATTGATCGACATCCTGGTTCTTACGATTCCTTTTCAGAATTGATTAATCATTCAATTGTAACTTCTCCAACAGAGTATATGTTATTTCTTAATGACCGTGTAAAGCCTACATTTTTTGATGCAAAACACATACTTCAATTGTTAGAGAATGGTTTTGCAATGGCCACCAAATACAGTGTTGGTTTTATGGGTTTTTCAAAACAATTGATTCGTAAAATTGGATGGTGGGATGAAGGGTATTTTGGTGGTGGTTTTGAAGATGATGACTTTGTATTAAGATTACGGTTAGCAAATTTGGCTTATTATGAATCTGAGGAAGCTGAATATGATCAGTCTTGGAAAAGCCCTTTATTTCCAAAAGGGGCAGAAGCTTGTAAATATTCGGGGGTTTGGTTTCGTCATAAATGGAAGGTGACGAGTAGTGAAGTTAAAAGAATGGTTTGTGAAGAACCTTATTTTAAATATGATGGAAAAATAGGTGATCATGTTCCTGCGATTGAAGCAAATTGGAAAGATTGGTCACATTCCCAATTAGGAATTATGTTTAAAGAGAGAATAAAAAGCAGTAAAGGGGGGCCATCAAGAACAAGATTATTTATGAAAGATGATTATAAAACAGAATATCGTAAAGTAACGAGTATATGAAAAATGTTTTAATAACAGGTGGATTAGGATTTCTTGGTTCTCATTCAATTGAGAAATTCAAGGCCGAGGGGTGGAACGTTACCGTTGTTGATAATCTTTCATCCAGTGTTATTACACCTGATGACCCGATTTGTAAAGATGTAAATGTTGTTATTTGTGATCTTTTGGATTATAATTGGGGTTCAACCCAATTTAATTTGATTCTTCATTATGCAAGTCCGGTTGGCCCTGTTGGAGTTCTTAAACATTCGGGGCAAATGGCAAATATGATTCTTGAAGATACCTATAGAGTCATTTTAGGAGCCAAAATTAATAGGAACTGCCCTTTGATATTCGTTTCGACTTCGGAAATATACGGATATAGGGATCATGCAATAATGTTGAAAGAAAACGATGACAAGGTGCTTGTCGGTGAATTTTCGGTTCGGAATGAATACGCCCAGGCAAAACTACTTGCTGAAATTGTTCTTTGTAATACTGCAAAAACATCCAATTTAAAATATCAAATTGTTCGTCCTTTCAACATTAGTGGGGCAAGACAATTAAAAGCAGGGGGATTTGTTTTACCTACATTCGTTACACAAGCTTTGGAAGGGAAAGATATAACAGTGTTCGGGAATGGTGAACAGGTTCGGGCTTTTACACACGTAAAAGATATTGTTGATGGTATTTATTTAGTTTCTACCATGAACAAATATAATCAAATTTGGAACATTGGAAATTCACATAATATTTCAACCATTAATTACATTGCCAATTGTGTAAAGGAAGTTACGAAGAGTAAAAGTAAGATTATACATGTAGATCCTAAAACGATACATGGACCTCTTTTCGAAGAGACTTGGGACAAAGTTCCGAACTCTGAAAAAATAAGTAGTGAATTGGAGTGGTGTCCAATATATGATCGTGAATATATAATTCATGATGTTATAAATTTTTATAGGAGCAAATACAATGGAAAATAGACGTACAGTTGTATTAGTTTTAAAAAGTAGTGGAGATTTTACTTTTAATGATGTTGAATTGATTGCACATCATATAAATACAAAATGGAAATCTGAAATCAGACCAAGAGTTATTTGTTTGTGGGATCAGACTGATGTTGAATTTTCTTTAACAGTAGGTGTTGAAGTAATCCCTTTAAGAAATAATTATATTGGAACTTGGTCAAGAATGCAATTGTATAGTCCGGAAATGGAAAAATACAGACCGTTCTTATACATTGATTTGGATACTGCTGTTATTGATTCTGTAGAGTATTTTTTTGACTTAGTAACGGATCCTACTAAATTTATTACCCTTGAAGATTTTTGGCAAAAGGGGCAATTAGCAACTGGATTGGTTTGGTTTCCGGCTAATTCCGAAAAAATAAAGCAGGTTTGGAATAATTGGCATCCCAATAAAATGGTGGGTAAAAGAATGGATTATTTTTTAAAGAAACATATATCGGCTGATCTGTATTGGCAAAGTATGACTAATGGAATTAAAGATTTCAAACCGAGGACCCGTGAATTACTAATGTCGTTGCCAAATGATACAAAAATTGTGTGTTTTCATGGAAAACCTCGTATATTTGCAGCATCACGTATTGGATGGATAAATGAGTATATTAATTCCGTTCCATTATGAAAGTGACAATAATTATACCATATAAAATTGATAGAGGATGGCTCAAACAAGCAATTGATAGTGTTCCATCTGATGTTCAATTAATTTTGAGTCAGGGAAATGGAAATTGGCCTCGGAATTTCAATAAAGCTCTTCCACAAGCTCAAGGGGATTTAATCAAATTCTTACATGAAGATGATATACTTCTTCCAGGGGCTATTGAACAATATATCAAAGCATTTGAATCCCCTACATTTGAAAATGTGCATTTTGCTCATGGAAATGCTCGTGAAATGTATTTAGATGTTGGTTTTTATTCAAAGACATATGTACCATCAATTAAACTACCTACTTTAAATGATCTTCTTAAAAAGAATGTAATTCATAGTAGTTCTTTAATATATCGTAAAGAAGTATTTGAAAAAATAGGGGGTTTTAATGAAGATCCCAAAATGCACTCGTTTGAAGAGTTGGAATTTAATTTAAGATGTTTAAAAGCAAGATTTAATATTGGATATATTGATTTTGCATTTGAAGGGTATCGTAGGCATCCTAAACAAATAATTCGTACTTGTGATTCAGTGTCTCGTAAAAAGAATAGACGTCAACTTATTAATAGTTATTTATGATGAATGTAATTGATTCACCGATTTTTGTTACAGGAATAGAACGATCAGGAAGTTCTATTATTGCAAGAATTTTGCAAATGTGCGGGGCATACACGGGGCGAACGAGTGAAATGATGGAAAATGATCAAGTTAAGAACTTGGTAGATAAATACTATTCAGATTTGCATGTTGATAAAAATGGTCGTTACCCACTTCCAGATACTAAAGAACTTTTAATTCCTGTTAATTGGGCTAAGGAAGTCAAATTGAGAATACAACTATACAGTGATGTTACATGGTTATATAAAAGTTCACGAATTGCGCAAGTATGGCCCGTTTGGAGTTGTGCTTTTCCAAATGCTAAATATGTTATAGTTCGTAGACGTACGGGTGATATTATTTCTTCGTGCATGAAAACGGCGTATATGGATACATTTAAATTAAAAGTAAATCAAAAGGCTGTAGGGGCTGATTCGGAAAATGACGGATGGTTGTGGTGGGTTCATCAACATGAAAAATTATTCATTGAAATGATTGAAAGTGGTTTAAATTGTAAAGTAATTTGGCCTGAACGTATGGTGTATGGTGACTATTGTCAAATACATGAATTACTCAAATGGGTTGGGTTATCTTGGAATAGTAATGTAGTTGCATTAGCGGAGTCTTTATTACAAAATAGTCCTCAAAGAAAGAAAGGAGAATAAAATGGCACTAATTACAGCAATTGAAATAAGAGAAATAATGGATGATACTACGATTCCAGATGCTTTGATAGCTGCATGTATGGCTGCTGCGGAAGCTGTTATTGATAAAGTATTTGAAGGGGATGGGGATATTACGGATACTTTAAAGAAAGAGATTTCCAGGTGGTTTACGGCACATATGGTTGCATCAACACCTAACTACAGAACAACGATTGAAGAAAAGGTTGGAGAAGCTCAAGTAAAATATACAGGGAAATATGCAGATTTCCTTTCTTCTACACCATTTGGACAGATGGCACTTCAATTAGATGTAACTGGAAAGATGGCGAATTATGCAGGTAAGAGGTCTGCTAATATTTATGCAATAACTAGTTTTGATGATTAATCATGGGAATAGCTAATATCATAGAGAGAAACTTAGATCAAACTGCTGTTTACTGGGGAAACCCAGTAAATGATGGTTATGGTGACAAAACTTTTGATTCACCTGTTGAAATACAATGCAGATGGGAAGATAGAAATGAGGTGTTTGTCGCTCCAAATGGGGATGAGCTTATTGCAAAGTCTATTGTATATATTTCTCAGGATGTTGACGAAGAAGGATGTTTGTGGTTAGGTACTTTGGATGCTTTGTACGAAAGTGACAGTGCAGGAGTAACTATTGACCCTAAAGATGTAGAAGGGGCTGCAATTATAAAACGATTTGATAAAACACCTGTATTAGGATCAAATAGTAAGTTCTTACGTAAAGTATATTTGTCAAGTAAAAATATGGTATAATGGCATATGCAGGATCAGGGCATATTAAGGGGTTTGATGAAGTATTTAAAAATTTAAATGCTGAGATTAAAAATATAAAAGGTAGGACAATGAAAGGTCTTTTGAAATCCGCCATAAAGATCAGGCGTGATATGGATCATACTCCACCTGTTATTCCTGTAGATTACGGGAATTTACGAGCATCTTGGTTTGTGGTATCTGCTAAAAAAGTAGAGTCGAACCCTCCTTCTTTTAAAGGTGATAATGCAAGTAACATTGAACAACAGTATAGTGCAGCAGTGGGTGAAGCGGTGACAATGACACAATCTAATCCTAATGCTTTGTTTTTAGTGATTGGATTTGGGGCAAATTATGCAGCTCCTGTGCATGAAATGATAGACCCTGGCATAAATTGGAAAAGAAAAAACTCTGGGCCTAAATTCTTTCAAAGGGCAGTATATGCTAATAAGGATACTATTTTGAAAATAATAAAAGAAAACGCACAAATCAAATGAATGCTACCTCAAAAGATATTGCAGATATGTTGGAAGTTGATAGTAGTTTAGGATTGGTTTTTGCCAGTAATTTGTTTATTGGTAAAGAACCTGCTACTCCTAAAGATACTGTTACCATATTTGATACGCCAGGATTTCCTCCTCAACTTACTCTTGATGGTAAAGGAGGAAATTATGAATATCCATCTATTCAAATAAGAGTTAGAAATAAACATTATATAGATGGAATGACATTGACTCAAAAAATTAAAGATTCATTACATGGCCGGGCAAAAGAGACATGGGGTGGATCTTTATATTCGGTTATCTACTGTTCGAGTGGTCCTGCGTTGCTCGATTGGGATGATGGTGCGAATGCTCGATTTATTGTAAATTTTAATATTCAACGCAGATTTTAAAAAAGGAGGAAAAATGTATGGCTAGTAACGCAAAAGCTGGAGTTGGAACCGAATTTCGCAGATGGTCTGGTAGAAATTGCAGAAATTAATTCCATCACAGGCCCTGGTATGTCCAGGGACACAATAGACGTTACCTCCCTTAGTTCTACTGGGGGGTATAGGGAATTTATAACGGGTTTTCGTAATGCTGGCACAGTTGTACTTGCAATGAACTTTACAAGATCAACATATGATCTTATGAAAGATGATTTTGAAAGTGATGTGGCAAGAAATTACGAAATATTACTTCCGGATGATGAAGCTACTTCATTAGAATTTGAAGGTTTGGTAATTGATTTACCATTAACTATTCCTGCTGATGATAAGATCACAGTAAATGTAACTATCCAAATTTCTGGACAAGTTGTGATTAATAGTGGTTCGGGTTCTGGAACTTAATTAAGTATTATTTAATTCTAATCAAGAATTATTTTTAACAAGTTTTTAATCAAAAAATTATGGCACTTTTAAACAGAGAAGATTTATTAAAAAAGGATGACCTTAAAGTAGAAAAGGTTGATTTGGGGGAAGATGAGTATATATATGTTCGTTGCATGACTGGACATGAAAGAGATAAATTTGAACAATCCCTCATGAAAGAAAAAACGGATAGTAAGGGGAATATAAAAGGATTTGACCGTGCAATGGAAGATTTCAGGGCAAAACTTGCAGTGTTAACTATTTGTGATGAAAAAGGGGAATTGCTACTTCGACACAATGATTATGTTGCATTAAGTAGAAATATGCGTATTGACAAATTGGAAAAAATAATTGAAGCATCCCAAAAGTTAAATAAAATTACTGACCAGGATAAGGAGGAGATGGTAAAAAACTCAGATGCCGGCCTGGAAGACAATTCCAGTTCCGGCTTTGTAGAGAACTTGGAATAGTACATCCTGATTACCTTTTGGATCATCTTAATGCTTTTCAAATAGCTGAATGGGAAGCATACGATAAGATAGATCCAATTGGTACTTGGAGGGATGATTTTAGGTTTGCTAAACTTACTGCATTAATACAAAATATAGTAAATACGTTGTATTGTGAAAAAGGGAAAGAACCTATTTTAGTTTCTATAATAGATGAGATGCCAGATTGGTTGGATGAAAAGGAAACATCTATTGACAAAAAACAGTCTGTGGAGGAAATGAAGGGTATTTTATTAAGTATTGCAAATACTCAAAATAAAAGGGAGGCAAGAAAAAAGACACAACGTCCCCCACCACGTAAGCTTAAAAAAGTTGATAATTCACCTAAAAACTTGTAAAAATGCACATAGGAACGTTAACAGCTTCATTAGGAGTAGATACACACGGTTTAAATAAAGCAGGGGCAGCAATGAATCAATTTAGACAGAAAGCAGAGTTAAATTTGTCTTCTGTTGCTAAAACATTGGATAAAACAGGACGTAATATTTACTATTTTGGAACGGCTGCCGGAAGGTTTTTGACATTGCCTTTAGTATTGGCTGGTGGGGCTGCTATTAAAATGGGAAAGGATTTTGAAAGTTCAATGCAAAAGATTGTGGGTTTGGTTGGTGTTTCTCAAACGCAAGTAGATGCTTGGAGTAAATCATTATTGGCGTTTGGCCCTGAAGTAGGAAAAGGCCCAAAGGAATTGGCAGATGCTTTGTATTTTGTTACATCGTCTGGTTTTAAAGGTGCGGAAGCGTTAAATATAGTAGAACAATCTGCAAAAGCAGCAGCATCAGGATTAGGTGATACAAAAGATATAGCTGATTTAGCCACTTCTGCAATGAATGCATATAAAAATTCAGGTTTAACAGCAAGTAGGGTTATGGATGTACTAACAGCGGCTGTACGTGAAGGTAAGGGGGAAGCATCTGATTTTGCGAAGCAAATGGGGGATGTTATTCCAATAGCTTCCAAAATGGGGGTGAGTTTTGATCAGGTTGCAGCTGCAATGGCTTCTGTGACGTTAACAGGGATGAATGTTGCCGAAGCAGCGACTGGAATTAAAAGAATATTGGTTACTCTGTTGAATACCACTCCTAAAGTAGAAAAAGCATTACATTCAATGGGTACTTCTGGGGCTGAAATGCGGGATATATTTGCGGGACAAGGGATGTTAGCCGGGTTACAAAAAGTAAATATACTTGTAAATAAGTTTGGTGAAGATATGATTGGTAAAGTATTTCCGAATGTACGCGCCCTTATTCCAGTACTATCCTTAACAGGAGACAGATTAAATGAAAATGTAAAACTGTTTGATGTTGTTAATAAATCTGTTGGAAGTAGTGCTAAGGCTTTTGAAGCAGTGACTAAAACTATTGATTTTAAATATAACAAAGCAGTAGCAACAGCACAAAAAATGATGATTGAGTTTAGTGCTGCTTTAAAAGGCCCTATAATTGGTTTTATGGAAGGGTTTACACAAAAAGTACAAGCATTGACTAAATGGTTTACTAATTTAACAAAAGCACAACAGGAAACAGTATTAAAATTTGGTGTATTTTTAGCTGCGATAGGGCCTTTGGCCGTAGGAATTGGTTTACTTTCCAGAGCTTTAGCTGGTTTAACATTGGCTTTAAATTTTATGAAAATGTCTTTTGTGGCTTTAATTTCTCCAATGGGGCTTGTGCTTACCGCTGCATCTTTATTAGTAATAGGTTTATTTAAATTAAGTGGAACATTTTCTGATTTATCTGGGGAATATATAACGCACGCTGAGTCTTTAAGAAGAATGGAAAGTGCTCATTCCGCATTTTTAGGAAATTTAAATAATGAAGAGGGTTCGTTATATTCTTTATTCGGGGCATTAAAAAGAACGAATGAAAATACAGAAGTACGCAAAAATTTGATTGATACTATTAATACAAAATATGGAGAATATTTACCTAATCTATTAACTGAAAAAACAACATTAGCAGAAATAGAGAAAATTGAAAAAGACACAGTAAAAGCAATGTCGTCTAAGTTAGCTTTGCAAACACAAACGGAAAGGATTAATGCTATTTTACAACAACAAATGGAAGATGAACAATCTATGTTGTCTGCTTTATCTAAAATAGAAACAGGTGTACAAGCCCCATTAACATCATGGATTGTTGCATTAAATGATTATGAAAAACATTGGAAAGAAGTAATAACAACATCTAATGATGGTTTTAAAGATGCTGTAAATGGGTTTAAGCATGTTAAACAAGAAACAGTTTCTGCTTCTGATGAACTTATGGCATTAGCAAAAGTTACAGGATTGCCCTGGCAAAAAATAGCTGATAGTTTTGATGAATTAATTGAAAAAAGGAATATGGACGGTAAGGCTATTGAAGGTATTTTGGCTTTATATGAGAAGTATATTACAAAAGTAAAAGAAGTGAACACCACTGCCAGTGAAATAACTGTAAAGTCTAACCCATATAAAAAGATGTATGATGATGCACGAGAAGCATTAGATATGTACAGTAAAGAAATGGAAAAATTAACGGCTCCTGTTGTACAAGCTCCCGAATTTGCTGAACCAATAGATTATCGAAAACATTTTATGCGTATAGCAGATGTTGGTGGCCCATTGGAAAATTTAAATAACCAATTAGCTCGAATTGCTTTGCATAACGCTTTGGTTACCGATTCATTTAATGCTTCGGAAATGTCAATGAAAACATTAGATGAACAGATACAGTACACTTCTCAGATGTATGATCTATTGTTTTCAATATATCCAAAAGGGAATGCTTTAGTAGATATCTATATAGAAAAACTAAAAGAACTGAAAACACAACAAGAATCAGTAAATAGGACTACTGAAATAGGGAATACCGTAGCTAGAGAGTTTGCACAAGCATTAGATGGGAATATTGAAAGTTTACAAGATTTAGGAAATGCTTTACGTCGAGCAACTATTAATGCTATTTCTGCTTATATTGCAGATGCAGTTGTTTACAATGCAAAACAGGCAGTTAAAACCTCTAAAAATCCATATATTGCAATTATAAAAGCAGCAGCGATTGCAGCTGCTACCAGAGCGACAATGGAATCAATTGTACCTAAATTTGCAGAAGGTGGGAAAGTACCAGCGGGATACCCTAATGATACATATCCGGCACTTCTTACATCAGGGGAAATCGTAACACCTCCGGGTAAGTTAGAAAATTTGCAGAAACAAGGGGGCATGAAAGATGGTGAAGTTGTATTTAGAATAGAAGGGTATGATTTAGTGGGGATTCTTAAAAAATATTCTAACAAATTAAATACTGTATAAATGGCGTATGAATTAAAATATCAGTCAACCGTATACCCACTTTCGGAAGTAGATCCTGTTTATATTAGTATATACGAGGATGATTATTCTGGAAGTGTTACGGCTTTGACTATTGCTAGAGATGGTACTAAAGTAACAATGGATACAACAGATTATTTTGATTCGATCGTTTCCGTTAATGCTGAAATACAGATTATAAACGATAGGGATGATTTTTTCGAGTTGGAAGATTTGTTTACGGTAAATGATTTTCAATTCTATGTTAAAATACATGATGCTTCTATCACTTATTTTGAAGGGTTTATTCCTTGTGCTATTGTAGAACAATCCTTTTTGTCCAAAGGAATTGTTATTGTCAATGCAACAAATAATTTAAAGAGATTATCTTCGTTCCAACCGACAATGTTTACTACTCGGACAACATACACCTTGATTAGTATTATAAAACATTGTTTGTCTTTTACGGGTTTGACTTTGCCAATATATGTAAGTTGTTCTTTGCATGAATGGGGGGATTCATCTGGTTTTGATTATGCAACTGCAACATCTTCTTTATTTGAAAAATATGTTCATTCTGATTTATTTTTAGAAAATGATAATGAATACCAAGACTGTTTAACTATTTTACAGGCAGCAATAGAATCTTTTGATTGTAAAATTTACTATTGGAACCATAAATGGTATATTGAACGTGTAAAAGATTTAGGATGGGCTACAAAGCATTATGTAGTTTATGAAATAAACGATACGAAGTCCACGGATGATGAAACAAATACTATTTATGAAACAGGTAATGATAATGCAAAATTAAGATATACGGAACGTTCACAAAGATTAACATATAAACCTGGGCTTAAGGAAGTTCGTATAAGTTTAAATGAAAAACTTAAAATCAATTTACTAAATTATTATTATGATAATTTAATTGAAACTGCAAGTGGAAGTGACCCGGATGTGGAAGATATTGTACCTGACTATTTGACTTGGCAAATTGATGCTAATACAGATTGGGTATATAGAACCAATTATTACTATATGGCCAATTGTGCGGATTTACAGAATACATTGATTAATTATACATCACAAAACACTATTTATGAGTTTTTATTTGGAACAGCATTTACATACAGCCATATGTATGAGGCTTACACTGAATCTTTATCAGGATTGTATACTGCTTTTAAGATAACTCTAAATCAATCTAATGATACGACTTTAACCTTAAAATTTAGATTTAGGATTCCTCAAAATTTTATAGATAATCTTTCTTCTTTTTTGACTGATTGTAGGGCACATCCAAATGATCATGTATTCTATGTAAGATTCTTTTTACGTGAAGACTTCTTTGGGGCAGGTCAATATGTAGTGTATAATTCGGATGACGGAAAGTATGAAATGGTTACACGATCTGATATTATTTTAAATGATGCAAGTAAAATAGATCCAGCGATTATTGTTAAACCTATTGCATATGCAAATTTTACAGAACCAGAAACATTTTCTACTGAATTTTCTATTTCTATTGCTGTTGATGATTTTAAGGAAGATTTACAGAGTACAGCGCCTTCTTTTGTGTTTGGCCTATGTCAATTAGGTTATTATAATCCTTTTGCTTCTGTACCTTATAATTTTTATGTTGTAGATCCGCCATGTCATTATGCTTTGAAAAATTCTGTATTTGGGGATATTGTTATAAGTGTAAATGGGGATGTTAATGATAATGAACATAAGGGTTCTGTTTCAGATAATTTCGTAGACACAATGCAAAAGGAAATAACATTGTATGATGGAGCTTCTTTAAACATGCTTAATTCTATTCTTAATTCTGAAGACACACTAGATTTAACAGAACAATGGGAAGACGGATTCAGTCAAGGCCCTTTGCCTTTAGTTCAGAAATTGATTGAAGATCGATATCAAATTTTTAATAAAGTTAGACGAGAAATAACTAGTGACGTCTTTTATAGAATATTGAAGCCTTTTAGTTTAGTAGATGCTCAATATTTTGGAAATAATTTTTATGTAAATGGGTATCGTTACAGTATAGAATCTAAAACGATGAATGATTTGAGCTTAAAGGAATTTGTAGATGATGATGACATTTCTTAAATAAATTACTTATGGCAGGAGAAATTACATATAGTTCATATCGAAGAAATAATTACGATGAAAGAAATTATTATAGTATTATAGGTGGTGGGTCTAGTACAGGTGCTTTGGGTAGTTATTTACTCAAAACGGGGGATGACGCTACTGGAAGTTATACATTTGATACAGACACCTTATTTATTGATGCAGATAATCATGCGATAGGGATGGGGATTGGTTCGGATGCACCTGGAACGTTACTTGATATGGAAGGGGCATTAACGATACGGGGTATAGCAGCTCCAAGTGTTTCTACTGCTGGGCAAGGTATTATTTATTTTGATAGTACTGCAAATACTTTCAAAATGTCCGAAAATGGTGGGGCTTACAAAGATATTTATGGCGGATATTGGACTCCAAATGGAAATGATATTTATAATAATAATTCAGGAAATGTTGGATTAGGAGTTACTGCACCATCTGTCAAATTAGATATAAATAGTACAGACAATAATCAATTGATCATAAGAAGAATTAGTGGAACTGCCGCTAATGTAGATCATGCTATTGCTTTTATAAGTGATGCTGGCACGGATCTTGTTGGAAGGATTGGGCATCTGGGTACATTAACAGGTGTTTGGTCTTTTGATATGTTTACAGATGAAGCCGCTCCATTAACTTTTTGGAACTCTTCTGTGGAAAGAATGAGAATAAGGGCTGATGGTAATGTTGGAATAAACGAAACAGATCCTAATTTTAAATTAACAGTAGATGGTACTGGTTATTTTACAGGAGAAGTTTTATTTGAAGACAACATTGGAAGTGAAACATTTTTTAGTGGCTTTGCCGGTAGTGGTTGGCGTTTGGAAGAAGATTCTTCGGGGGTGAATACATTATCTGTAGATAATTTGTATGTTCGCAAATCAATGAATGTATATGAACTTGTTATTAATCAAATTAGGGCTACAAACGGTTCTTTATGGGTTACTGATTCTGTTAAATTAACGGGGTATGCTTTAAACCCTTATTATGACAGTTACCCTGGTGCTGGAAATGGGTATACATGTTATATAGATGATGATAATTTTCCTATTGGTGGGGATCCACCTTTTGTGGGAGGGGATTTTGTACGTTGTCAAAAATGGACTGGTACAGGCGTTAAGTATTATACAGCGTATATCGCAGCAAGAACAGGATCCCCATATGTAGATACGTTTTATATGCGTATTATAGATGGTGCAGGTACGCCATCTGTGGGGGATGTGTTAGTTAGGGTTGGAAATGAGTATATAACAAATAGGCAAGGAGCTATTTATATAACCTCTAGTGATTCAAATGCCCCTTATATTGATGTTTTAGATGGAATAGATGATGGTTATACTTTTACAGATAAAACAAAAGTTAGATTAGGCAAGTTAACTGGAATAACTGATGCCGATTTTGGTGGGGCTTTAAGTGGGTATGGATTATACTCTGATAATATTTATTTGAAAGGACAAATAATTATCGCTAATCCAGGTGATATAGATCAAACAACATTGGATAATGCTGCGGCTGCGGGGGCAACCGTAGGTGCTAATTGGAATACAAATTTGTCAAATATACCAGGAACATTAGGAACACCTACCGGAAGCGGCTTATTTTTATCTTCTACATACATGGGTTATTATACTTCAGGGGCATGGAAAACCTATATGGACAATTCCGGCAATATGGTACTTGGTGATTACGCTGGTGGTGGTGCAGGGTTATCATGGGATCAGAGTGGTGCGGCATTGAGTATTAGAGGGGTAATTAATGCAACATCAGGGGATATAGGAGGTTGGACGATAAATTCTGCATATTTAGCTAAAGATACAGGAACTGCAACGTCATCATCGGGCATGGCTCCTACTGATTATCCTTTTTATGCTGGATCTACATATGCGAACAGAGCGACAGCCCCATTCAGAGTAAAACCAAGTGGTGAAGCGTATATAAATGATTTAGTAGTTGGCACTGGGAATAAGTCTGTAAATTATATACACATGAATACAACAGGAGCGTCTTTTGAAATATGGTCTCCTGCCCCGGCAAACTATTCTCCTTTATTTAAATTAATCGGAAGAGAAAATTCTTCAAATATTGATCCTTATTTTGAATTTAGAAAGGATGCCAGTGTAGATAGTGATAGTGATTATGATTGGATATTATATGCTGATAACAGCTTAATTAGTATGAAAAAAGGCTATGAGAATTTATTTGAAGTAGAAACAACGAGTTCTACAATGTTGATGTATATAAAAGGTATTGCTAATTATACGGGGGGAAATCCGGACGTGAGAAATTTATGTGTAGATACTGTGACTGGGCAGGTGTTTTATAATTTTTCTTAAATTTATTAATCAAATAAATAGTAAAACAATGACAATTAAAATTAACGAAGAATTGAAAAACATAGACGGAAAAACGTCTATTATTGAAAAAGGTAATCCTTTAACCTTAAAGGAAGTGTGTATTGCGGCTGTTCTAACCCCTATGGAAGGGGATGACCGTAAAAAGAAATTTGAAAAGTGGGAAATCTATAAAAAATTTAGGGACAGTATAGATACTGTGACTTTATCGGCTGAGGATGTTGCAATCATCAAAGATTCAATCGGTAAATTCTATCCGCCACTTATTTTAGGACAGAGTTTTGAAATGTTAGAATCATAAATTTGGGTTTTTTGTTTTTATTGGGTTGATTAAGTAGAGCCTTGACGTCGTGAGATTTCAAGGTTTCTTTTTTTCTTCATTTATGTATTCCCAATTGTATTTGTGTTCAGTTTTATAATTATGTTTTATTGCATTTGCAACAGTATTCCGTGAATATTTCATTCCTCGTGCGGCAGCAGATGCACTATCCCACACTTTTATTTCTTTTCCATTTAATAGTTGTCGAACTTTTTTTCCATGCCCAATTTCAAATCTACCTTTGTCATATCCTGCTGTAAAAGCAAGTTCTAAATAAAATTGTACAAATCTAATAGGAACATAATGATCTATCGTTGGAGTGTAATCGGGTGTAGGTAGAATACTCTTGGTCCTAATTTCCAAGAGTATTCGATTTATGGTTTCTTCTTTATTCATCTTTCTTTGTTTTTTTATAATTCATTTACTTTACTTCGTTTATTACGTATTGTAACTTCAATTACTTTGTCCGCCGATTCCATTATTTCCTCGCGTGATATACGTTCGTCGCTAACCATAATTACTTGCATACCCATTTTATTAGAAATTTCACGTATCATTTCCAGAACAAGTTTATTAGGTTCCTCCCCTTTCAAATATTTAAAAGGTTCGTCTTGTATGAGTATATTTTGGGAACGTGGAGTTTGCATTGTCCAACAACCAACACGAAGAGCTATTGCAGCCACATCAACAGCACCAAATCCAGATGCTTCCATAGGATCTATTCTATTTCCGTCACGTTCGAAGTACAGATCACATTCCGTTTTGTTTCGACGTTGTACAAACTCTACTTGCAACGTGTACGGTTCTGGAAATACCGAATCCATTGCCATCGAAGCTATGTCAGAAATATGGGTTTGTAATTGTTGCTGTGTTTTCATTCCGACTTCTCGAATGATTTCCCTGGCTTCCTCATGCCTTTGTAAATTCCTTTTACATTCCTTAATTTCTAATCGGATGGAATTTATCGTTTTCCCAATACTGGAACGTTCCCCCTTTATTCTTTCCAGCCTGTTTCTGATCTCTTTTATATTCATTCTTTATCAGTTTTTCGGCATTTATATAATTACTTTTTGGTATTTTGTAAGCAGTGTAAAATCGCTTCGTATATGCTTACTTTCCTGCCCTTTATCCAATATGTATCTTTATATAAAATTCTAGTACCTATTGGACGATTGGTAAATAAACTTTTGAACCATTTCAAACCCAATATCCCCCATATGCAACATTTGATGAAAAATGCAAATAAATATAGGAATGGAATTGCTATTGCTTTTAGAATTGTTTTCATACCTTAAAAATTAAAACCCACACCAATATTTGATTCCCAATTCCATATATCTGACATTAACAAGATTGAAAACCGACCTGCAACTGTGCCGCTTATTCCAATGTCAAATGAAGTTTTATGAATTTTGTTTACTCCACTTATTTCTAAATTATAGGAGTTAAAAAAGTAATTATGGTTTATGCCAACATAAACTCTTCCTAATCCATTTATCTTGTAAGAAGTACCAAGACCTACTTTAATGTTTTTAGTATAGAAATAGGGCATGTCTTTTTTTGATTTAATCGTTCCGTACCATGCTTTAGCATACAAACCAAACTTGTCAAAGTTTTGTCCGTACATTATTCCTGGCCTAAAATGAGCTGGTTCAATGGTAACAAATAATTGAGCATTTAAACTTAGTTTTAAACTCAATAGTAATAAAATTAAAAGTATTCTCATGTTTTCAATATTAAAATGGTTTTACACAAATTTATTTGATAGTAATTCCTATAAACATCAGTTGTCGTCAAAATCATATTTAGATTCAAGTTCAATTAATCCCTTTTTAATCTGGCTGGATATTTTGGTGAGTTCCGTGCCCATTTCCATCAGTTTTTTTTCAGCTTCCTTAATTGTAGTACATTCCCAATTATCTTTCAATTGTTTCATTAGTGCTACTTGTTGACCTTTTAAAACGTTCAAATTTGTTTTTGCTTCGTCAACTTTCCTTTTCAGTTGCATTAGATCATTTTCATTCATCTTCATTTTCCTCCTTTTCTTTTTCGATTTCTATTATAAGAGCTTTTAGATTTTCTAAAATGTACTCCGCAACATCGTGACTTGCATACCCTTGCTCTTTTATATAGAGTAAATAGGAAGCTGGAACATTTGCCATCTTCGTCCCTTTGTATTTTCCATATGGCATTTTTGATTCATCTGTTAATTTTTGCATTTTCATATCCCCAAAATTAGTTTAATATTTTTGTTTAGTAAATCAAATGTTTGAATAAATATTATTTGCTACTATTTTTTCTTTCATTGCAGCAAATTCATCATATTTATGTGTTTCACTCATATTTTTAAATTTTAACAATATTTATAATACCATTCTGCTGGATGAAAATCTAAAAGTTCTGGAAAACTTTTTAAATATTTATCAATAACTTCCTTTGCTTGTTTATCATTCATGTGATATGTACTACAACGAATATTATTCACTAAATTTTCATATACTTTTCTTGTCATTTTCCTATAGATTTATAAACTATTTCCATTACTGATTTACGTATACTATTTTCTTTTTCGAACTGTTCCAAATTGTCTTCAAAAGATAAAGCAGCTTTAAATTTTGTATTTAAAGAATTTACGAATATTTCAATTCTTTCGTTACGTGCTTCAACTTTGTCTAAATGTTCCCGTGTGTAGGTTTCTTTATGGTATGGCAAATAAATAGGTTCTACCGTGTTCGTATCCGAATACCACAAATAGACACGTGGTAAATTAGTTTCACCTGCTTTTTGTAAAGTTAATGGCCCAGGATTAACCAATATTCTATCCTCATACTCTTCTACAAATGGGGTATGATTATCGCCTGTAAGAATTAAACTAAAACGTGAGTATTTTTTTAATAATTCAATAGCAGGTAAATGTACACAACCAGGCCATGGACGTGTACCTTGCCATGTGAAACGATGCCAAACTAAAATATCATCGTCATTTTCAAAAGGAACCATTCCCCAACTTAAAAATTGCATTCCTTTAGGTGTAATACCATTTACGATATCTGCTTGTTCTAAAGTATATATACCACTTTTTTCTTGTAAATTTAAGTTATGCTGAGGCAAATCATGATTGCCATATACAGTATAAAACTTTTTAGGCAAATGTATTATTGTTTTGGACAATAACCACGGAGAAGGTTTCCAATAATTAAACAGATCACCAGCATGTAAAACAGGGCAATTATGTTTACATTGCAAGTTTGCTACAAAGTCAACTGCTTCCCATTGTTCTTTTTGAAAATCTGTTCTGCATATTGGTGTATCTTCCCGGATATGCCAGTCAGAAGTTAAGATGAGATCCGGCTGTTTCTTCTTTCTAATCATCTTTTTCTAAATGATAATGTTTTATTGTTTCAATCAGTTCTTTTACAAAATCCTTCGTGGCATACATAGTAACATCTACTGTTACTATATCGTCTGCTGGAAGATGAATCGTAATTGATGTTATTTCATGTGCATTTAATTTTAGAGCTCTACATAACTCTTCCCCTATGTCTACACCTCTTATG